ATCATTCTTCCTTTGTCTACTCTTTCGTTAGACAATACAAACTTTGGATTTGCAAGTTGACTGTCAAAGATAAATGAATCACTTGCATAGACACCTTGAACAAGTTCTATGTCATTGTAGTTATATGAAGTTCCGTTTTGTGTTGGTCTTTTAGTTGTTGTGACTACAAAGTTATATGAACTTCCGTCATAGACTGTTATGAAATTTGTTCCACGTGGAAGTTGCATATCTGTAGTTGTTGGTGCAGTTCCGTCTGCATTCCTAACATTTTTCATTTCTAAGTTTATGAATGCACTTGAAGATGTTTCAGAAGAAGGAACGAATCCTAAATCTTTTGCACGTGATACAACGTTCTTTCTGATTTGTGCAGAATCTAAGAATAATTCTGAGGCTGCAATGTTAGTGTTTACTGCACCGATATGAGATGCATATGCAAGTAAGTCAATAAGAACTGACATACTTGAACCTTCAAAGTTATAATCCTTGAATTGGTCTTGTCCTTTAAGATAGTTCTTTAAGTTATCTGATATATTCTCAAAGTCTAAATCGGTTATGTTTAATTGTGAACTTTTTACTGCCATTATCGTGTCCTTGTAACTTTTATTTCAACCTCTTGATTTGGTCGTCCATTTTTTATGTTATATGCTACAGTCATGTTTACACTATTATTATCTGTATCAGTCATTACAACTACAACATTATCTACCCTAGGTTCTAACTGCATTATCTCTTTTGCAAGAGTTGTTTTTACTCTGTTTATTTGTCTATCAGTATTAAGTTCAAATAGTAACTGTCTAATTGACCCACCAAAGTTTGGTTTAAAAGGTCTCTCAAACTTATTAGTTAATACTATATTTCTAACAGACCTCTTGATTGCGTCTGTATCGGTCTTCTTTACAACGTCACCAGTAATAGGGTGTTTACGAAAGAATAAATCTAAATCCGAATAGATATCTTTCGTTGCAACTGTCTTTCCGTTATTTACTAAGTCTACCATATATCTATTTATACAAACTAATCGGGTTTCTTTGTCTTACCAGCAGAAGAACCTGAAGTAATTGTATGTGTATGTTTAGAAAGTTTAGGTGCATTACCTTTCTTAGTTTGAATCTCTCCGTCTGCAACTATAGAACTTTCATTTGTTTGTTTACCAGTGACATGAAGTGTCCCTGTAATTGTTGTGTTTGATATAATTTCTGTTGTATTATTACCAGTTACAGTAATCTTACCTTCTGATAATACGTCTGTTGTTCCTTTGAGGATATCTGCTTTTAGATTTCCCTCTGTAATCTCTGAAGTGACATTACCTTTTAACACTTTCATATCTACATTACCAGTGTTAACATTGATTGTCACGTTTCCTTTCTCTACTGTTAAGTCTGCGTTTCCAGCAATATAAATCTTATCGTCCTTTGCAACTATCTGATAATTATCATTTACGATTCGTTGCACTACACTTCCATCAGGGTGAACTTCCTGAAACGTTCCTGACCTATGATAAGTTGAAAGTCTTTCTTTACCAAGTGTATCGTCCACTTCAATAACATGACCTGACTCTGATTGATACACTTTGTTATATGGATATACTGGTTGTGCAACTGAGTCGGGGAAAGTGTGTCCTTCTATTTCAATCTTCTTATCTAATACAGAATCACCACGTGCAAGGCTTGACACATCAGAAGAATCGGTGTATAATGGGTAGTAGGGTAACATATCTTCAGTTACTTCTAACTCTTCAATAGTAGAACCACTTGCATCGTAATTGATTTTTAATTCTTTTGGTGTTTTGGGTGCAGTGTCTAAGGCACTTGTAAGTCCATGAGTTCTACGTGAGTCTTGTTCGGGATTTGCTTGGTCGGGTGTTCCTTCATAATCTGCAACTGTTAATCTTCTTGGGTCATTAAATCCTTTATCCACACTTCTTGATTGTGGATTACCCAATGCATCAACTCTATATCCTACTTGTGGAATACCAGTAGATACACCAGTGACAACTGGGTCTTGACATGCACTGTCTCTAAAGAATCCAAAGACTGTTGAACCTTCCACTAAACCATGTTGTGTTCCTAAACCCGAAAGACCAGCAGAAGTTGTTGGAAGTATAACTTGAGCCCATGGTAAATCGGGTGTTGCAATATTTAATTTACTATCTGTATGAGACCCATGTATACGAACACGAACCCTTCCAATCTTTAGAGGGTCATGTCTGTCTTCTACTATTCCAAAAAATGTTTTCATTATACTATCTTCGGCCCTTCTGCATCTTCTAATGGTTTTGCTTTTGCAATATCTTTTGCATAACTTTCTTTAACACATTCTAAATTCAGTTCACCTTCTTTATCGGGTACGTTTAAAATAACAGAAAGGTCTGTAATTAGATATCTATTATCATTAAGTTCGTCTTCTCTACCTGAACCCGATTCAGGTTGTGGTATATCAAGTTTAATTACAGTTCCTACTGTTAAGTCTGTTCTCATAGGTATGGTGACAATGATTCTATGTTGTTGTAGTGTTTCTAATAATGCACGTCTTTCTAATTTTGCATTGTCTTCGTATTTCAATCCTGAAAAGGTTTCAGGTGAGTCTACTGTTGTCTCATTATCAAATAGGTGTGTTGTAGTGTAATCAGATTCTACAATACTGTCAAACTCTTTGTTTGGTGATAAGTCAATATCAACTTCGGTTACTGCTGGTGATTGTGTATCGTCAATCATATTCTCTGTAGTAAGTGTCTTCTCAAACTCACCCGTTCTAATCATTGGGAATCCCGATAGGTGTTTACCACGTTTCATTGTTTGGTCTAAGTCATATACAAATTCTTGTTCTTGTTTCTTAACTGGGTCATATACTTTTTGTAATGAACCATATGCACCACCAACTGTTCCTCTAAGTGTATCAAATTGTTGTGGTTTGTAATATGTTTTTATCATAGAGTTTAAACCACCCTCTGCATTTAAGTCTATAGTTTCAGTTCCTAAATCACCACTTCTTGGTTTGAATGAAAAGTTTATTGGAAACTCTCTACCCATCATAGTGTCAATAGAACTAAATCTAAATCCACCATTAAGTGTTTGATAGAAGAACATACCATTCTTCCATTCTGCATCGTCACCAATGTTTGATTCTGTGACAACGTAATCTACAAACTTTGCAACTGTCCAGTTAGGACATATAAATTGTAAATTCTTTGGTTCTGTTTCTTCAAATGCATCGAACTCAGCAGGTTTTATATTTGCTTCTTCTATCAATGCATTCTGTAACATTCTGTCATAAGAACCTCTCATGACTTTACTTAATCTTCTTCTTCTCACAAAGAACATTCTTGGGTCACAAAAATTCAACTTATATACTTGTGTTCCTTCTTTTGCTCTTTTGATATCTGATACTTTATAGATTCTAAATGTTTTATCGATTGTGAATTTCTTTTCGGGTTCTTGATTAAGACCTTCTTTTTGTTTTAGAGATACACGAATAAACTCTTGACCACTAAGACGATAGTTGGATAAAATATTAAGTCCGTCTAAGAGAATTATGTTACCCGTGCAAAACTTATTATAGATAGACTCAAAGAGTTCTATAGTCAAAGTCAAATCGGTTACATCGATTGATTCACTTTCTTGGTTTACAATCGATAATGATTCAATTGAAAACTCACCTGCTTTAAAGTTTCCACTCATGATGACATTACTTTACCAAATTCTGCAACTACCCTTTTTATGAATTCAGGTTTTATAACCTTTATGTTTCTTTTAACTTCGTTTAGTTCCCATTCATTATCATAAATTGTTTTTTCATACATACCATTTGTAAAGGTATTGGATTTGTTTCCGTCTGAATCATGGTAATAAGCAGCTCCGTCTTCCATGTTGATACCATTTTTTACAGTACATGAATGATTACTGATAGAACCAGTTATAACTTCGTTTGCTTCAAACCTATCACCCTCAGTTCCTATTCTTGAAAAGTTAGGTTCTACACTCGTTACCTTTGCACTTATTGTTTTACCACCTCTTAAACATGAAACTGTTTCACCTAAAAGAAACTTACTGGTTGCACTTACGATATCTGATTTGTTATATGTCGTTACGTAATATCCACCATAATGTGTATCAATGTAATTCTCAAAAGTTTCATTATCTTTCCACCAGTCGTAATAGTTATTGAAGTCGTTTACTAAAAAGAATGTCCAGTGTAAATCACTGTCACCATATAAATTAGTTGCAACTACATCAGGTCTATCTCCTTCTTGTAATTCAAAGAAGTCGTATTCTATAATACTGTTAACTGCAGATTGGTCTACCTTAGATTTCCTAAAGAAATCTTTTATGGTAATAACTTTACCACTATCTAAAGTGTATTGAATCTCGGGAAAGTTTTTAAAAAATTTAGTTGCCATTATCTACCACTCCTGCTTGAAGTCTTTCCATCATCACCATTCCACCAATCTCTCCAACGTTTCCTTCTCGCAGCTCTTCTCTTCTGTCTACGTTCTTTTCTCTTTGTCCTTTTTGAAACTTTCTCTTTCTGTTCTTGATTCTTCTCAAAGTTCTTACCAGCATTAGTTCCCAATAATGATTCATTACCTGACCCAATATTAACAGCACGTGATGATTTAGATATTTGTTGGAATGTCTCTTGAGTAACAATTTTGATTTCTGTAAATTTCAAACCCATAGTTGTAGATACTGGATATCCGTCTTCAAACATCTTAGTTGAATGAGCAACGTCCACACCAGTTAGAACACATGGTAAGAAATCATCATAGTGTTCTGCAATAAGACCTTCGTATGTTATGTCAAAAAGATTTGGATAATTGAAATAGGATTCTGCAGCTCCTTCTTTTTCAGCAGCTCCATAAGTGTCGGGTAACATTGCAGTCTTAAATGTCCATATGATATCTTCAACTGCTCTTGCTTCGTCTTGATTTTTAGGATAGAATTCATAATCAAAACTATGACTTCTAAAATCCACACCCTCAAACATTTGTTCTTCCATAGGGTTCTTTGCCTTACCATACATGAAGTTAGATACTCCACCTGTGACACTATCTGCAAGTTTGGTTAATCCACTTTGAACCATTTCTTCGAATGCACTACCGAATTGTGCAGTTCCGTCTGCAATACCAGCGGCATTTCTAATATTTGCACCAACTGCTATGGTACTCCATTTAACGTCTTGACTGAAATCTAATTCTGCAGGCACGTATAATGCAACTGCAACACTTTCATTTGATAATAGGTTCTTTCCATTATCACTACCACCACCTCCACCAAACATTCCAACTCCCTTACCTTCTCTTCTCTTTCTTGGTCTTGTTGTAAATACAATATAAGAGTCAAGTGACTCTATAGGATATTGTAAGTCTCTAGTTATGGTTAAAGGTACTTCTCTCGCAGCTTGTCTTGCAACGTTTGGTGCATCTTGATTTTTTTGC